ATAGTTGATATAGTTGGAATAATTAGATGGTTTTAATATGCAAATAGTACGTCTAGCATTAGGTATAATAGCTGCTGCAGGAATACCCCTAGTAATGCTCAAAGCAGCAATTTATTATTCAGATAAACAAAATAAAGATGGCGAAGGATAAATGCATAATGTGCGGTAAAGAAACCGCTTACGACTTCGAAACCCATGTTGATTTTAGAACAGGTTATATTGAAGGTGCAGGACAACTATGTTATGCTTGCTATACTCATGATCACCCACCTGTTAATTTTGGACCAACACACTCTCTAGATATAACAGTATGTGTAAATGAAGATATGATTACAAGCACACCTAATGATTTTGAGTTGGGGGGCAAAGTAAGGGAATTATATTGGCAATTGAAAAAATAAAATATGGAACTATTAAAGAAGTCAAAAGGTAGCCTCGCTCGCACACCAGAAGAAGTCGAGCAAATGGTAGAAAAAGCATCTGAAGCATATGCTCAGTTTCTTACTGCAGTAGGATTTGATTATCAAGCGGATAGACAAACAGTAGATACACCTCGTCGTGTAGCTAAAGCATGGTTAAAAGATCTTATTGTAGGATCTATTACTAATGAACCTAATATTACAGTGTTCCCTAACGATGATCACTACGATGGATTAGTAATCCAATCAGGTATTCCTATCGTTAGTATGTGTGCACATCACAATCTTGCATTTACTGGATTTGCAACTGTTGCTTATGTACCCGGTGAAAATGTAATCGGATTAAGTAAATTGAATCGTATTGTAGAATGGTTCTCTCGTAGACCACAAATGCAAGAATCACTTACTCAACAAATTCATGATTATCTAGCTACTAAAATGGATTGTTCATCAGTAGCAGTTAGTATTGCTTGTAAACATACTTGTTGTTCACACAGAGGTATTAAACATCCATCTGTAATGACTACAAATAAGTTTAGTGGTGTGTTTATGGAAAAAGATAATTTGATTCGTGAGGAATTCCTCCATGCAATTGAAGTAAACGGAGCCAAATTTAGATAATGGAAAAAATATATATAAGCTGGGATGAAATTGAAAATGCTGTCGAGAGTCTAGCACATCAAATTAGAACTAGTAGTTTTAAACCATCATATATCAAAGGAATACAGCGTGGGGGTTTAATCCCCGCTGTCCTCCTCTCACACAAACTAAATATTCCATTAATTACTAATGGTATATTAGATAATAGTGTGTTAGTAATAGATGATATATGTGACAGTGGAAAAACAATATTTGAAACCCAAAAATATAAATGCTTTACAGCCACTATTCACCACAAACAATCAGCTATTACTAAACCTGATTTTTATTACAGTTTAGTACCTGAAGATAAGTGGATAGTATATCCATGGGAAAATAAAAATTCAAAACCAATACCCGATTATGCAACCGAAAGAAAGTAAAACAAACTGGCATTTTAGAATTAGCCTATTTAAATCAGTAGTTAGAATATTTGCTGGTATGATGTTATTGTACGCTGATCAATGGTATTTTAACGCTGCTGGTGGGTTACTGATTGGAGCTGAAATGCTTGGAATAGCAGAAGAATTTTAATAAATTTATATTATGTTAAACGCAAAACAAATTATTGATGAAGGTTTGCTCCTTCTAGAACACACAAAAGGTAAATCAGCACAAGTTGGTTATGATCTTAGTCTTAAAGCAGTACAGAAAGTAGGTACTAGTACTACAGATGGTAAAATAGGTAAAATTCTAAAGGATAGAACCGAATTAACCACTTATATTCCTGCTACAACTATTAAAGTAGATGGAATGGAAGGATGGTTACTATACCAAGGTGTATATGATATTACCTTTAATGAAGGGTGCAAAATCCCAGACAATAGAGTAGCATTTATTAAACAACGATCTTCTCTGTACCGTAACGGTGCCATTATAAATAGCCCTGTTTTTGATCCTGGATTTGAAACCCAAAATATGGGTACTTTGCTTTATATACATGAAACGATTTTCATTGAAAGAGATGCTCGTGTAGCACAAATCTATTTTCATGAATGTGATCCTGCAGATAAGTACGATGGGCAATGGCAAAATGATAAACAGAGAAGTTCATTATAAAAAATGGGGGTGTCAAAACCCCCATCTTACATTTAAGTATGTATCAAGCAATTTATTACGACGGAAAGCCGAATTACTGTTTTCATTTACGTGATGATAAAACAGGTTGGAGTGAATTTAAGTATACTATTCCTCGCTATCAAATAGATAGTAATGGTACTCTTCCTACTCTAGATGGTAAATTAGCAAAAGCAGTTACTAAATATGAGTGGAATGATAATCATTTATACGAGTCTGATATTGATCGCTTTACAGCAGTATTAATTGATAAATACAAAGACAGTGACGATACCCCTGAATGGCAAAACATTATCTACTTCGATATTGAGTGTGAAATCGGTGGTGCCTTAACTTCAGAATATATTAAGACAGCACCAATGAAAATTACTTCAATTTCATTATATGATGCTACATCTAAAGTATATTACTGTCTTATATTAGATGAAAAAAAACAACTACAAGCTATAAAGGAAGAAAATAGACAAGTAGTACCTTGTAGTAGTGAAGAAGAATTATTATCACTATTTCTTGAATTGTGGGAATCAGTAGATCCTACCATTATTACAGGATGGAATAGTGGATTTTTCGATGTACCTTATCTCTACTATAGAATGTGTAATGTATTAGGTTCAACAGAAGCATCTCGCTTATCTCCTATTCGCAAAATTAAATTCACTGAATGGGATACAGCTCAACCAATTGAATTAGGAGGTATTAATCATCTTGATTATCTATTACTGTATAAAAAATACAATCCTAAAAACGAACCATCCTATAAATTAGGTGATATAGGAACTAAATATGTTAAATTAGGTAAAATAGATTATGAAGGTAATTTAGATAGATTATTTAGAGAAGACCCAAATAAATTTATTGAATATAATATTCGTGACGTAGAGATTATTATTGAATTAGAAAAGAAATTCAAATTCATTGAATTAACAGTTGCTATCTGTCATTTGTGTCATGTGCCTTATGAAATGATTTATCTATCAACTGTACTAAATGATGGAGCTATCCTTACCTATCTAAAACGCCAAGGAATAGTTTCACCTAATAAACCAACCACCACAAATCCATCACTTAAAGACATTCAAGAAGAATATGCTGGTGGTTATCTTAAGGATCCTGTTCCTGGATTATATGAGTGGGTTATTGATTTGGATTTTACCTCACTATATCCCTCAATTATTAGATCACTTAATATTGGTATTGAAACATTCGTAGGTCGTATTGTAAATAAAGATAAATATGATAATAATTGGACACTTGATGATTTAAAACAAATGAATTCTGAAAGTGTAATTACAATTGAAAAACTAACTCCAAGACAAACTACACAACAAGCACAAGTAAAAGTAGGAACATTAATTGCTCTAATCCAAGAAAATAATTGGCTAATTGCAGCATCTGGTGCTATGTTTAGAACAGATCGCTCATCTGTAGTATGTGAAGTACTAACTGATTGGTTTAATAAACGTGTTGAATATAAAAACCTGATGAAAAAAGCATATAAATCAGGTGATGCTGTTAAAGGTGAATTTTATAATCGTAGACAACACGCATACAAAATTAAATTGAATGACGTTTATGGTTGTTATGCTATTAATGGCTGGCGCTATACGGATGGTCATAAAATGATATCTAAAGCCATTACATTAACAGGCCAACGTGTAACTCAAGAATCAATTAAATTCTGTAATGAATGGATGAATAAACAACTAGGTACTGAAGATAAAGACTATGTTGTAACATCAGATACAGACTCATTATTTATCCAAGTTAAGGATTTAGTATTACAACGTTATCCTGAAACTAAAACTAAGGATGAATATATTAAAGCAACACTAGAAATTACTACTGAAATACAAAAAGCAGCAAACGATAATATTGATCGTGTAACTAGAGAATACTTTAATGTAGGTCAACGTGATCATTACTTTGAATTAAAACAAGAGGTAATTATTGAAAGGGGATACTTTGCAGGTAAACGTCGTTATGCAATGTATATTGTAAATAAAGAAGGTGTTACTGTTGATGAATTGGATATGAAAGGATTAGATTTGATGAAATCAAATATGACTCCAATGTATTCTAAATTTGGAGAGAAACTAATCCAAGATATTATGTTTGGTAAACCCAAATCAGAAATCGACCAGCAAATAATTGATTTTAAGAAGTATGTTAAAACGATGCCTATTGAAGAGGTAGCTAAACCAACTGGAGTAAAAAATGTTGAATCCTACATTGAACGTGCTCCTAAAGCAGGTGAAATATTTAGTTCATTAAAATTAAAATGTCCTATTAATAGTAAAGCAGCTATCTACTATAATGATTTACTTAAATTTAAAAAGGTGGATAAGCAATATCCTCGTTTTACCGTTGGTGATAAAATGAAATATATTCAATTAAAAACAAATCCATATAATATTGATGTAATTGGATTTACAGGTAATGATCCTGATTTTATTAATAAATTAATTGATGAATTTGCTGATAGAGAAGAGGGATTTGAATCAACATTACTAAATAAATTAAAAGGCATCTATGAGGATTTAGGATGGGATTTTCCCTCATTAAACGAAAAAGTAAATAAATTTTTTAAATTCATCCAATGAAAATAATCTATGCTTTATTACTAGCAACACTAGCTCAAATATTATCATTTATCCAGCTACAAGGTCAGATGGCATGGAAATTTCCAAAAGAAAATCCATACATAATGATGTTAATGGGGTTACCAATTTCATTAATACTGATTAATACAACTAAAATATTTAATTCACATTTTGATGCTAATTGGCCGGGTCGTTTAATTGGCTTTGGGATTGGAGTTATTATATTTACAATAATGAGTTGGCTTGTATTTCAAGAACATCCAACTCCTAAAACACTTACTTGTTTGGGCTTAGCTTTTATCATAGTTTTATTACAAATATTTTGGAAATAATGGATAAACAATTATTAACATCGATCATTGAGAAGTATTACCTAAACGGAATACATGAAAAGGTAAAGTGGACAGTTAAGGATAAAAAGATACAAATATTATTTACTTCACCTCTTAAAGATCTAGCAGGATCGGTTGAAGCAGATAATTTTGATCTTGACGATTGTGTTTTAGGTATCTATGATACAAATAAACTACTTAAACTAGTAAACATTACTAATCACTTTATTCAATTGAATGTTGAAACTAAAAACAATACTTCAACTAAATTGAATATCGCTGATAATGAATATGATTTGACTTATCATCTTGCTGACTTAAGGATGATGTCTGTTGAAACAATGGTATTAGATGAATCTCAAATTACATTTAATTATTCATTTAATATTGATTCTGAATTTATTGAGCGCTATAATAAGGCTAAAAAAGCATTAGGTAGTGATGAGGTAAGAATCCAAGCATTATATAATGACGATGGTGATAAAGGTATCTACTTTACATTAGGTGGTAAAACATCACATGATGATAAAATTAGCTTCCAAACACCTACAGCAGAAATGAGTATCCCATCTCAACTATACCAATATAATGCAAATTACCTTTATGAAATATTTACAGAAAATAAAGGTGCACCCGGTACAGGTTGGTTTGATGAAAATGGAATATTAAAAATACAATTTACAACAGAAGATTCTATTAAAAGCACATATTATCTCCCACCCAAAAACTAATCCGTATATATTTATTACCGAAGATACATGACAGGTCTTCATATTATTAATTAACTGCATACCTTAGGGATGCACAAAACAAAAAACTATGACACAACTAAACAGTTACCACAGTAATTGGACATTCGATCCATTTGATGTTGTTTGGAAAAACATCCTAGACAGCAACTCAAAATTTAACACAATTGAAAATAAAATCAACTACCCAGTTGATATTTACGAAACAGAAACAGGTTTACGATTCGAATTAGCAGTAGTAGGACTTGACAAATCAGATATAGAAATTCTAGTAGAGTCCGATGTATTAAGAATTACCCACAGTAAAAAAGAAACAGAAGGAACAGAAAAATCTTATCTCCAAAGAGGTATTGCTCGTCGCTCCTTTGATTTAGCTTGGAAAATAGCTTCTAAACTTAATTTAAATAAGCTAGAGGCTAATATGGATAAGGGTTTGCTTGTTATAGATATTCCTTATGCAGAGGAAAAAGCACCTAAAAAGGTTACAATTAAATAAGTTTTGAAAACCGAAGACCTGTCATTATCTTTATTTTATGGAAACATTAGTTATACGAAAAGAAGCAAACTGGGATAGGATTGCTTATTTAAAATTAATAGACAATAAAGTAGTATTTGACGATTCAATGGAGGAATATGGTCCGATTGAATTTGATTTGTCAATACTAGAGGAAGCAATTTTAAAACATAAACAAAAAATAGAAAATGAAAATAATACCATTGCATAATCACGTAGTGATTAAACAACAAGATGAAACAGACACAATGTATGGGAATATTATTGTCCCGGACATGGGTAAAGAGAAACCACTTATGGGTGAAGTAATAGCTGTAGGACCTGGAGTTTATACAATTACAGGGACTTGGATTGATACTAGCATTAAAGTAGGTGAAATTGTGGTATTTCCTGCCTTTGGTGGAACCAAAATGACCGTTGAAGGTGAAGAATACGTTGTAATGAAAGAACAAGATTTATTGGCAGTTTTAGAAAAATAATATATGAGTAAAATAATTAAATTTGATCGCGACGCGAAAGAAAAACTACAGGCAGGTATTAAGAAAGTACATGATGCCGTAACTGTAACTATGGGTCCTTTTGGACGTAATGTATTGATTGAAAAAGAACATGGACAAGTAGCTTCAACTAAGGATGGTGTTACAGTTGCTAAAACCATTACTTTAGAAGATCCAATTGAAAATATGGCTGCAACTGTTATTAAGCAGGCTGCTCAAAAAACAGTTGATCAAGCAGGTGATGGTACAACTACATCTACGTTGTTAGCATATAGTATTGCAAACCAAGCACTTGAATTAACTTCAAAACCATCGGTTAATGTTACTCAAGTAAAATATGGCATTGAAAATGCTGTTAAGAATATCGTTAGTGAGTTAAAAACAATGTCTATAGACATCACAGATGAAAAACAAATCAAACAAATTGCTACTCTCTCAGCTAATGGGGATGAGGAAATTGGAGAATTAGTAGCTACTGCTATTAATAAAGTAGGAAGAGATGGAGTAGTAACCGTAGAAGAATCTCGCTCAGGCGAAACATCACTTGAGGTAGTAGAAGGTCTTCAATTTGATCGTGGTTATAAATCACCTTATATGGTGACTGATAATAACACAATGCAAGCTGTTCTTAATGATGCTTTAATTTTGTTGTTTGATGGTAGAATTAGTGCTGTAAAAGATTTACTTCCTATTCTTGAGCGTGTATCGCAAGAAAACAAATCATTGCTTATTATTGCTGAAGATATTGATGGTGAAGCACTTTCAACACTCATTGTAAATAAGATGAGAGGTATTTTAAAAGTAGCTGCTGTTAAGGCTCCTGACTTTGGTGAGCGCAGGACTTTGATTTTAGAAGACATTGCTATTGTAACAGGTGGTACTGTAGTTTCACCTCAAAAAGGAATGAAACTAGAAAAATTCAGTACTGATTGGTTTGGTCATGCTAGAACTATTACTATAGGTAAAGAAACAACTACTATTGTTGATGGTAAAGGTAAGACTGAACAAATTAATACTCGTATTGAAGAGTTGAAAGCACAAATCGATACTAATAATTCACCTTATGAAGTAGAACGTTTACAAGACCGTTTAGCTAAAATGGTTGGTGGTGTAGCTATCATCAATGTAGGTGGTAGTACTGAAGTTGAAATGAAAGAAAGAAAAGATCGTATTGATGATGCTCTTCAAGCAACTAAAGCAGCACTTGAAGAAGGTATTGTACCTGGTGCAGGTATGGCCTTATTTAATGCTAAAAATGCTATTAATAATAGAGATAATAGTGATTCTGGTTTAGGAGGACAAATTGTATATAAGGCATGTTCTACCCCACTTAATAAAATCCTAACCAATGCTGGTGAAGATTATTATGAATGGATTTCAGTGTTTAAAAACTCTAAGAATGCAGTTCCCGATATTACAGGTGAAAGAACAGTAGATGCCTTTAAATCAGGTATTATTGACCCAACTAAAGTAGTACGCTGTGCACTTGAAAATGCAGCAGCAGCTGCAGTTACACTTTTAATGACTGAATGTGTAATTCATGATAAACCAACAGATAAAAAGAAAGAAGAAGTTGATTTGTCAGGATTTGGAATGTAAATTCAATAAAATAATAAGTTATGAAGCAACATTCGCTTTGGATTGAAAAATATCGTTCACAAACTCTAGAGCAATACATCGGAAATGATGCGGTCAAAGACCGCATCTCCGATTGTATTGCAAAAAATGACATACCACATTTCATCTTCACAGGTACCGCAGGTACAGGTAAAACTACATTAGCTAAACTGTTAGTTAATAATCTTAATTGTGTTTATCTTTACCTTAATGCTAGTGATGAAAATGGAATTGATGTCATTAGGGAAAAAGTAAAAACATTTGCTGCTACATCTTCATTTAAACCACTTAAAATAGTTATTTTAGATGAGGCTGATTTCTTAACTCAACCCGCTCAGGCTGCACTCCGTAATTTAATTGAGGAATATTCAATTAATACTCGTTTTATTCTTACTTGTAATTATATTGAACGTTTAATTGAACCACTTCAATCACGCTGTGAACTTCATATTTTAAAACCACCGTCTAAAGGTGATGTTGCAAGACATATCTGTACAAATATCCTTGATGTTGAAGGAGTAAAATATGAAATGAAAGATATTGCTCAAATAATTAATAACTTTTATCCTGATGTTCGTTCTATTATTAAAACATTACAACAAAACGTTAGAGATAATAATTTAGTTGTTACGGTTTTGAATGATAATTGGACTAAACAATTGATTCAAATATTGAAAAAGCGCGATAAAGATGCTTGGTATCAAGTTCGCCAACTCGTAGCTGATGAGCAAGTAGATGATTTTCAAGTAGCTTATAGATATATGTTTGAGCAACTACCCGAATTCAGTTATGGACACGATGCTGAATTATCAATTATATTAGATGATTTTATTTGGAGAAGTGGGGTTGTGCCAGATAAAGAAATAAATATGATGGCTTGTGTTGCTCGAATACTTGATACTATTAAGAAACAAGTATTATAATCCCTGACGGGGAATATATTCTTCATATATTTATTGATATGATAGGAATATATAAAATAACAAATCCAAACGGTAAAATTTATATTGGTCAAAGTATCGATGTAAATAGAAGATTAACGGCTCATAAAAACAGACACTCATCTAAGTGTATATTGGTATACAATTCAATTACTAAGTATGGTAAAGAAAATCATACATTTGAATTAATAGAAGAATGTGAAAAGGATATATTAAATGAACGTGAATTGTATTGGACTGAATATTACAATGCTTTACATCCTAATGGATTAGTATTAAAAGCTGGAGGTGAACCTGAAGGAACAGGAATTATGTCTGAAAAAACAAAACAAAAAATGAGTAAATCTCATATAGGAAAAAAAGATACAGAAGAAACAAAACAAAAGAAAAGTCAATCAGCTAAAGGTAGAACCAAAACAGCTGAATGGAGACAAAACATAAGTGATTCTCATCCTACAAAAAAACCAGTAGAACAATATGATTTAGGAGGGGCAAAAATAAATGAGTATATTTCAATAAACGAAGCAGCTAGACAAACAGGCATTAGAGTGGGAGATATAAGCGCCTGTTGTAATGGAAAACAAAAAACAGCATTTGGTTATACATTTAAATTTAAAAAAAATAAAATAAACTATGGCACAACAAATTGAACAAAACCTTAATACTGTAAAGGTTGTACAGAAGAAAGCAATTGGATGGTATTGTATAGGTCATGCAGGATTTAATAACACCACTGCATTCGCTACATACTACAAGCCTAATGCTATCAAAAGATTTTTTATGAGAACTCTTTTAGATTTCTATTGGATTAAAGATAAAAACAAATAACATGGCACAGTATAGAAAAAAACCAGTAGTAATTGAAGCAGTTAAATGGACCGGAGGTAATCACCGAGAAATGTTTAACTTTTTAGGTGGAGAAGATGAGGATTACCTAACTGCCGTAGGTGTTAACTTTTATATTGATTGGAGCAAAGTTGAAGGTGGATTAATTATAAAGACATTAGAAGGAGAACATGTTGCAACAGTCGGAGATTACATTATCAAAGGAATTAAAGGAGAATATTACCCATGCAAACCAGATATTTTTGAAGCAACTTATGAAATTGTAAACAATTAAAAAACAAGTAATATGAGTCAAGAACAAATTAACATGAACATCACATTAGATAAAACAGCTGCGGTTGAATGTGATAAATGTGGTGGACAAACATTTAAGGATGTAGTAATGCTTAGAAAAGCATCTCGTTTCGTAACAGGTACTGCACAAGATGCCCTTATTCCAATTCAAGTATTTGCCTGTACTAATTGTAACCATGTAAATGATGAATTTCTCCCATCACAACTAAGAAAACAAGATGTTCAATAAAAAATACAAAATGGAAATAGAACAACTTAGACAGGAGAATGAAGCACTTAAAGCCCGAATTGCTGGAATTGCCTTTAATCTTGGAATTGCAGATAAAAAGATTCAACAATATGAAGCTCAAATTGATATTATGCAAAAACATATTTTAGATTTACAATCTGAAATAAAACATCTTAATATGTTGGCTTCAACTACTAATAAAAATCAAAATAACTCAAGATATTACTAATGAATATATTTGATCATCTTAAAAACATTACTACGACAAAAGGACCTTATTTAGGTGACGAAGGATGGAATAACTGGATGATTAATCGTTATTTAAGTATGGATCCTGACTATTGTGAGGTAGTTAACTATGTACAAAAGAATACTTGGCAAATGAAAGGTGAATACCTTTATAATTTATATAAAGATCTTATTCCTCAACAATATAAATACCTTAAATATATTAAGGCTAAAAATAAAAAGGAATATAAGGTTGAACAAGTAGAAGCAGTAGCTATTTATTATGAAATTAGTAAACACGAAGCTAAAGAGTATATTGATATGCTATCTAAGAATGAATTAGAAAACATAATAAACCAAATTAATGGATAATCTAGATTCAGTTGTTACATCAATTATAGAACAATTTAGAGCTCGTGCTGTAAAAGGTAAAGAAAAATATGGAGTTGATCTAGATCGCACTGATTTATCTTTATTAGAATGGATTGAACATGCAAAACAAGAACACATGGATGCTATTCTATATTTAGAAAAAATTAAACAAGAAATCAGTGATCAAGAAAAAATTATCTGAGATCGAACTCAAAATAAAAAACTACCAACCTCCAGAGGTAAACTATAGTTTCCAGCGCAGCGTCTCTTATTCTCAATTCTCAATGTGGGCTAAATGTCCGCATCAGTGGTATCTCAACTACGTAGAGAAGAAACAGCCGTACCAAGCTAGTATTCATACTGTGTTTGGTACGGCGTTTCATGAAGCCCTTCAACAATACATTAATGTAATGTATAACGAAAGTGGAGCAAATGCTGATAGAATGGATCTTGAAGCTATATTTCAAGAGCGATTTAGAGAAGTATACGCTAATGAATATAAAGCTGCTGGTTCTCATTTCACTACCGCTGAGGAAATGGGGGATTTCTTTGATGATGGTATTGCTATTCTAAGGTGGATAAAATCAAGACGAAATAAAATATTCACTATTCGTAAAATGAAGTTATTAGGTATTGAATTACCTCTTCTACTTCAAGTAGCAAACAACATCTACTATAAAGCATTTATTGATTTTGCTTTATATGATGAAGATTTAAATAAAGTTTATATATATGATATCAAAACATCAACACGCGGATGGAACGACAGTGAGAAAAGAGACGATCAAAAAACTGCTCAAGTCTTACTATACAAAGAGTATTTCGCAAAACAATTCGGATGGGACGTTGAACAAATCGAAGTTGAATTCTTCATTGTTAAACGCAAGATCTATGAAGAAGCTGAATACCCAATTCCCCGGGTTCAATCCTTTAAGCCCGCTAGCGGAAAAACCAAACGAAGACAAACAATAGAGCAATTTCAATCTTTTATTGATGATTGTTTTGATAAAGTTGGTAAACCTAAAGTAAAGTCGTATCTTAAAAATGTAGGTGAAAAATCATGTAAATGGTGTCCCTATAATAACAGTCAAGATCTTTGTAATAAAGCTACTGTTTCTGTATAGATGTATATATTTATATCAAATATATTATTATGGGAAACAAAATGCAATTAACAAGTGTAAAGATCCCTGAAGACTTATTTGAGCAATTCAAAATTGCCTGCGTACGATATAAGTTCAGTGTTCAAAAACTAACAGAACGTTCAATGTATCTATACCTAACAGATGATGAATTCAGAAAACAACTACACAACACATTAGACACACAATTTTCAGGAAGTATTTAAAATTAGTTACATGAAAGAAGGTTATATTCCTCAAGCACAACGTAAAAAAATTCTATTACTTTGTGACGACATTAGAATGACAAGTGGTATTTCCACTATGGCTCGTGAAATTGTTCTTGGTACGGCTCATCACTATAATTGGGTGAATGTAGGAGGTGCTATTGATCATCCTGATAAGGGTAAACGTTTTGATCTTAATGAAGATACTAACAAAACAACCGGCATTACAGATGCTAGTGTTACCTTATACCCTATTGATGGTTATGGTTCTCCTGAATTAGTTAGACAACTATTACAAATTGAACAACCAGATGCAATAATGTTCTTTACTGATCCAAGATATTGGGTTTGGTTATTTCAAATGGAACATGAACTTAGGAAATATATTCCTATGATTTATCTTAATATTTGGGATGATTTACCTTACCCAATGTATAATAAATCGTTTTATGAGTCGTGTGATACACTACTTGCTATTTCCAAACAAACAGAAAATATTAATAAATGGGTATTAGGTCCTGAATTGACTGCTGAGAAAATAATTAAATATGTTCCACACGGGATTAATGAAAATATTTTCTTCCCTATTAATTCCTCTAATACTGAATATCTTGCCCTTCAAGATTTTAAAAAGCAACTATATAAAGATAAAACATATAAATTTAATCTTCTATATAATGCCAGAAACATTCGCCGCAAATCAGTTCCAGATTTAATGTTAGCTTGGAAAATATTCATTGATACACTAACAGAAGAACAAGCAAAAGAATGCATATTTACATTACATACTCAACCAATAGATGACAATGGAACAGATTTATTAGCAGTGCAACAAATGTTATTTGGTAACAACCCTAAATACAATCTTATCTTTTCTAATGGCCGCTACCCAGCAAACGTAATGAATCTACTTTACAATACAGCTGATGTTGTTGCTTTGATTAGTAGTAATGAAGGCTGGGGGCTATCACTTACAGAAGGAATGATGTGCGGTAAACCAATTATTGCTACTGTAACAGGGGGTATGCAAGATCAAATGCGTTTTGAAGATGAAAATGGAAATTGGATTCAATTCACAGAAGAATTTGGTTCTAACCATAGAGGTAAATACAAAAAACATGGTAAATGGGCGTACCCCGTATTTCCGAGTAACATTAGCTTGATTGGTTCTGTTCCTACTCCTTACATCTATGATGATAGACCTGATCCACATGATATAGCTAAACAAATAGAAGCTGCATATAATACAAAAGTTAATTCCCCTGAAATATATCAGGAACAATGTAAAGCAGCTCGTGAATGGGTTACATCAGATGAATCAATGCAATCTGCAAGGTGGATGGCTAAAAACATAATTGAAGGAATTGATGGAACATTCCAAAAATGGATTCCAAGACATGCATTTGAACTAATTCATGTAGAACCACTCGAACAACCTAAACATTTTGTAAAATTCCCTATAGCACAATAATATGAAACCACTAGTTTTTATAAGCTGCCCTATTGACACATACTCTGGATATGGGGCTCGTTCTCGAGATATTGCCTTATCAATTATTAAATCAGAAAAATATGATATAAAAATTATACCTCAAAGATGGGGAGCTACTCCATTTGGGTTTTTACAGCCGAATAATCCTGAACACAAGTTAATGATTGATTGTATTTGGAGTCAACCCCAACTTCCTAAGCAACCAGATTGCTGGATTCAGGTTACTGTACCAAATGAATTCCAACCTATTGGTAAATTTAATATTGGTATTACAGCAGGTATTGAAACTACAATATGTGCTCCTGGGTGGCTTGATGGTATTAATAGAATGGATCTTACTTTGGTATCTTCAAATCATGCTAAAACAATATTTGAAAACAGTGCATTTGAAGAAAAAAATCAACAAGGACAAGTAGTGCGTCAAATTAAACTAGAAAAGCCAATTGAAGTATTATTTGAAGGTGTTAACGATAATATCTACCAAAAAATAGATGCTGTTAATGATAGTGAATTGTGGGATATAGTAGATGATATTAAAGAAGAGTTTAATTTTCTTTATGTTGGCCATTGGTTACAAGGTGAATTAGGTCAAGACAGAAAAGATACAGGTATGTTAATTAAAACATTCCTTGAAACATTTAAAGGAAAAAAACAAAAACCTGGTCTTATTCTTAAAACATCTAGTGTTAATCACTCTATCATGGATAGAGAAGAAATATTAGGTCGTATTAGGAAAATTCAATTGTCTATTGAAGATAAGGATTTACCCAATGTCTATTTAATCCATGGGGAATTATCAGATAATGAAATAAATGAATTGTATAATCATTCCAAAGTAAAAGCACACGTATCCTTTACCAAGGGAGAAGGTTATGGACGACCATTACTTGAAGCCTCAGTCTCACAGAAACCAGTTATAGTAAGTAACTGGAGTGGTCATTTAGATTTTCTTGATCCTGAAATGTCAGTTTTACTTCCGGGAACAATAAATCAAATTCATCCTTCAGCTGTAGTACAAGACATGCTATTACCTGAAAGTGGTTGGTTTACTGTTGATTATAAAAAAGCATCTGAAGTATTAGAAGATGTTTATAAGAATTATAAAAAATATGTTGATGGGGCAAAGAGACAAGCTTACCGTTCACGTACAGAATTTAATTTAGATAAAATGGGAGAAAAATTAGTCTCTATTTTAGAGGATAAAATACCTAAACCAGTACAATTAAAACTCCCTCAACTAAAGAAAATTGAATTACCTAAACTTAAAAAAGTAGACTAATGCAAGAATCACTCATTAATTGCCCCAGATGTGAAGGAAATGCTTGCCAAGAAATATCTAATGATAAATTAACTGTTTGGAGTTGTTTTGGATGTGGTTTCACATCCAATTCAACTTTAACAGAAGATAAACTTGAAGAAGTAGAATCTGTAATTCCTCAACTATATAAGGATCTTAAATTTCAAGATAAAAAAGGATTATATTGGTATCCTTCAACTGTAATTTTGGAAGATAAATCAATGATATTTGCTGATGGTAGATTTAAAGATGAATGGAAATGGGCAGCAGTACAATCTAAAGAAGAAAAAGCAGATATGTCAACAGTAAAATACTTTGAAGAAAAAGATTTTATAGAAGCACTTGATTATATAGGCTTCTTTGAAAAACAAAAATAAGTTATATGAAAATTAGTTATGGTTTAACAGCCTGGATTGAACATCTAGAATTAGAAAGACTGCTAAATTTTTTAGCTCCAAGAATAGACAAGGAGGATGAAATTGTAATAGTTTATGACCAGAATAGAGCTACTCCTGAAGTTTTAAAGGTAATGAGTGATTTTAAAAGGGAAAACTATAGTTTTCATCCTTTTAATTTTCAACAAAACTTTTTAGAAAATAAAAATTATTTAGGTAGTCTCTGTACAGGTGAGTATATTTTTCAAATAGATGCAGATGAATTACCTAGTGAATTTTTGCTTGCTAACATAAAAGTAATAATAGAAGCTAATCCTGTAGACGTATTCATTGTTCCCCGAATTAACATAGTTGACGATCTTACAGAAGAACACATTAAACAATGGGGATGGAGAGTAAATGAAAGCGGATGGGTTAATTTCCCTGATCCTCAAAGACGTATCTACAAAAATGACCCAACAATCCAATGGCGTGACCCAGAAGGAAAACCTCAAGTACACGGAATGGTAGAAGGATATAAAACATATGCTACATTACCCTTTGAAGAAGAATGGTCTTTATATCATATGAAGCATATAACAAAGCAAGAATATCAAAATAATCTATATACTACTGTTCTTAGTGGAGGAAAAAGAAATGACTAAAACAGCCTTTATAACTGGAATACCAGGTCAAGATGGGTCTTTATTAGCTGAGTTTCTTTTATCTAAAAACTATAAAGTATATGGTTTATTAAGAGAAACTTCATCCAAGGATAATTTAAAAAATATAATTGATAATTCTAACTTACATATTATATATGGAGATTTATTAAATAATGATTTAATTCGTTATATTTTAGAAACATATCAATTTGATGAAATATATAATTTAGCCTCTCAGAGTAATATTAGATTAAGTTATGATAATCCTTTAACTACTTTTAATGTAACATTAATAGGAACTCTTATTTTATTAGATAATATTAAAAAATATTCCCCTAATTCAAAAATGTTTCAAGCAGGATCATCTGCTATGTTTGGAAATACTATAGATGAGGATGGATTTCAACGAGAAACAACATTATTTAAACCTATTAGTCCATATGCTTCTTCTAAGTTATTTGCATATAATATATGTAATAATTACAAAGAAAATCATCAACTATATATAAGTAATGGAATACTATATAACCATGAATCTATAAAATCAAAAGCACTACCAGGAATTATTAATACTATAATTAAAAAAGCTATAGATATTAAAAATAATGTTATTTCGGATTATTATATCCCAAATTTAAAAATACATTTAGATATAGGAGCGGCTGATGATTTTATTAAAGCAATATGGTTAACCCTCCAACAAAATATTCCCGACAACTACATTATATCTTCAGGAAAAACTTATAGTATAGAATATATTTGTGATTATGTTTTTACAAAATTAGAATTAGATTATAAAAAATACATTAAAACAGATAATAATTTACCTGAGTCTTTAAAATTAAAAGGAGATTCATCTAAACTAAAAAATCTAGGATGGAACCCAGAATATGCTTTTGAAAGTATGTTAGATAAAATGATTGAATATTATTATAAATAAAATAAATACGTTATGAATAAAATATTAGTAACTGGTGGGAGCGGAATGGTAGGAAATTCCCTAAAAAAATATATTCCGGATGCTATTTATATCTCCTCTAAAGATTATAATCTAACCTCAGAAACACAAGTGTCATTAATGTTTAATGATATACAACCTGATGTTGTTATACATTTAGCAGCTCGAGTAGGAGGTATAATGGATAATATAAACCATCCAGCTGAGTATTTTGATGATAACATTATAATGAATACTTTAGTATTAAAACATTCTTATATACATAACATAAAAAGATTTATAGGAATATTAAGTACATGCGCCTACCCAGATATAATAAATGAATATCCTATACCAGAAACTGAATTACATTCAGGTCCACCTACAAAAACAAATCTAGCTTATGGATATGCTAAACGAGCACTATCTGTACAAATAAATGCTTATAATCAACAATATGGAACTAAATATCAATACTTAATACCTTGTAACTTGTATGGAGAATATGATAAATACGGAGATAATAGTCATTTTATAGCGGCATTAATTAAAAAAATTCATACTGCTAAATCTAAAAATGAAAATAAAATACTATTATCTGGAGATGGGACTCCATTAAGACAATTTATGCATTCTGATGATTTAGCTTATGTAATTAAATATTGTTTAGAAAATAACATTTATGATAACATGAATGTATCTGTACCTGAAAATCTTTCAATAACAGAAATGGCTGAAATTGCTCTTAAGGCATGTGGTATTGAAGGTATAGAAATAGAATATGATATAACAAAACCAAATGGGCAATATAAAAAAGATGTATCTACTAAATTATTAAAAGAAAAAATACCATCATTTAATCCTATAAAATTAGAAGAAGGAATTAAACAAACATATAATTATCTAATTAAAAATAACATACTATGAAAGCACTTATAACTGGAGTAAATGGACAAGATGGTTCTTATTTATCTGAACTATTATTAAGCAAAGGATATAGTATAATAGGCACTTTAAAACGCAATTCAGTAGCCGAAAACCAAACATTTAGATTAGACCCCGTATTCAATAAAATTAAATTAGAATATGCCGATTTAACAGATATGGCTTCTTTAGTTAGAATCATAAGTAAATATATGCCTGATGAAATATATAATCTTGGTGCTCAGTCCCATGTAGCTATATCTTTTGATCAACCCGTATATACGGCTCAAGCAACAGGTGTAGGAACTTTAAATATAATTGAAGCAGCTAGACTAATTAAACCCGATGCTAAAATATATCAAGCATCTTCATCTGAAATGTTTGGTAATAATATTGACCTAGACGGGTTTCAAAGAGAAACTACCCCAATGAGCCCAGTATCTCCTTATGGTTGTGCAAAAGTATTTTCATATAATATTTGTAGGAATTATAGACATTCTTATAATATGTTTATTTCAAATGGTATATTGTTTAACCATGAATCACCTAGACGAGGTACAAATTTTGTTACAAATAAAGTATGTAAAGAAGCTGTTAAGATTAAATTAGGACTATCTAATGAATTAAAACTCGGTAATTTAGACGCAACTAGGGATTGGGGACATGCTAAAGATTATGTCAAAGCAATGTGGGAAATTCTACAACTAGATAAACCAGATGATTTTGTATGTTCAACTGGAGTATCTCATTCTATTAGAGAGTTATGTGATTATGTATTTTCCTCTTTAGGAATGGATTGGAAAGAATATGTTGTACAAGATGAAAAGTTTTTAAGACCTGAAGAATTACATAATTTAAAAGGAGATAATTCTAAATTAGTAAAAGCAACTGGATGGTCTTGTAGCTATAATTTTGAAAGTATGCTAGATGAAATGATTGAGTATTGGTTAAATTATTATAAAAAATGAAAATACTAATAACAGGAGCTGGTGGCCTTATAGGATCAGAAGCAGTAGATTACTATTGTTCCCAAGGCTGTGAAGTAATAGGAATAGACAATAATCAACGCCAGGTATTTTTTGGAGAAAAAGGCAGTACACTATTTCGCCTTACTCAGTTAAAGAGTAAACATAAAAATTTTACTAACTTTGATGTTGATATTAGAGATAAAAATCTTATAATGTCTTTAATTTATAAATTAAAACCTAATGTAATAATCCACACTGCAGCTCAACCTTCACACGATAAAGCTGCGTCTATCCCTTTCGATGATTTTGAAACAAATGCTAATGGTACTCTACATTTATTAGAAGCAATTAGACAATATAATAAGGATTGTATTTTTATTCATATGTCTACTAATAAAGTATATGGTGATAAACCAAATACATTAAATTTAGTTGAATTAGAAACACGATATGAATATGCTGATTTAGAATATAAAAATGGAATAAATGAAAATTTCTCAATTGATCAATCAAAACATTCATTATTTGGAGCTAGTAAAGTAGCAGCAGACATAATGGTTCAAGAATATGGAAAATATTTTGATATACCATCATGTGTGTTAAGGGGAGGATGTTTGACTGGGGAAAATCATAGTGGAGTTGAATTACATGGCTTTTTAAATTATTTAGTAAAATGTAATACTAATAAAATAAAATATAATATATTTGGATATAAAGGCAAACAAGTAAGAGACAATATACACTCATCCGATGTAATCCAATTTATGGATTTATTTATTCAAAATCCTAGAATTGCTGAAGTATATAATATTGGAGGAGGTAAAGAAAATGCATGCTCAATATTTGAAGCATTTAATCTAGCTGAATCAATATCAGATAAGAAGATGATTTATGAATATGTTGATGAAAATAGAATTGGTGATCACATATGTTATTATAGTGATTTATCTAAAATAAAAGAACATTATCCTGAATTTGGTATATCAAAGAATTTATTTTATATTATAGAAAATATTTATAAAAATTCCTAAATGAAATATTACTCTCAATTTAAACAGGATCAATATATATATGAAAATTATTTCCAAAATAAAACTAATGGTTATTTTGTAGATATAGGAGCATATGATGGAGAAACAGATAGTAATTCATTATTTTTTGAAAATCTAGGATGGGATGGTGTTTGTATAGAACCAAATCCGGAAATGTTTAAAAAATTACAAAAAATAAGAAAATGTACTTATTTTCCATATGCTATATCTAATAAAGAAGAAATATTACAATTCTTTCAAATAAAAGAAGGAGGTCCTTCTACATTAAGTGGATTAGTAGAAGAATATACTCAAGAAGCTATAGCAAGAATAAATAATCATAATGTTGATGATTTTGATTATATTAATGTGGAATGTAAATTATTTAATAATATAATAAATGTTTACAATATTGATTATCTATCTCTAGATACTGAAGGGAATGAATTAAAAATATTGCAATCTATAAATTTTAATCTATATAATATAGATATTATAACAGTTGAAAACAATAATTATGATAATATATTCAATAATTTCTTCTCAGATAAACCATATCAATTTATTGGCAGATTAGGATGTGATGAACTTTATAAAAAAATAAAATGAAATTATTTATAAATAATTTTGAAAAATCAGTTTTTGAATCTTACTTAGATTCTATAAAAGATATAGATTTTTCTTTATTTGTAGATTATATACCTCAAAAAAATGAGGATTTATCTTCTATCAATATATTTGTCTTACAAGAACCAAATGAATATTTTGGATACCATGATTGGGTTATTAAAAATAAAGAATTATTTAGTATTATACTAACATGGAGCGATAAAGTATTAAATAATTGTGAAAATGCTATATTTTTACCCTTTGGCTCTACCTGGTTAAAACCAAAACAATATGAGAAAAATTATGAAAAGAAATTTCAAGTATCTCATGTTAGAGGAAATTTACTTAAAACTTATGGACATTCATTAAGATTTGAATACCATGATAGATCACATGAATTAAAAATTCCTTATAAATCATGGGAAGTAGCAGGTATTAGAGAGCAAATTGAAACATGTGCCGCTGCTAAATGTGAACTATTTGGAGATGCTCAATTTGGAGTTGTTATAGAAAATACAAGCCACAGAGGATATTTTACAGAAAAAATAATGGAGATGTTTTTATTTAAAACAATTCCTGTATATTGGGGTTGTTCTAATATAACAGATTTTTTTAGGCAAGAAGGAATTATTACATTTACTAGTATTGATGATGCTATATATCAATTAAATAATTTAGATGAATCTTATTATAATAATCATTTAGAAGCAATAAATGAAAATTATAACAGAGCTTTACAATATATTAGTTATGAACAAAACATAACAAATAAAATTTTAGAAATATTTAAACTTAATAATTTAATATAATGGATAAAAAACAACAAATTTTAGACTTAATTAGTGAGTATATTAAAGAGAAAAAGAGTAATAAAAAATGGGAAGCAGGAAAAGACTGGGTGCAATATGCGGGTCCATATTATGATGATAAAGAATTTGTAGCGGGTGTTGACTCTTTACTTAAAGAATGGCTTATTTTAGGAGAAAAAGGAAGAGAATTTGAACTAAAATTTGCCCCTTTATTAGGAAAAAAAGACGGAATAGTAGTAAATTCAGGTAGTTCTGCTAATTTACTTATGGTATCCCTTCTAACAACTAAAAGAGGTGGTAGTTTACCTAAAGGATCTAAATTTATAACACCAGTAGTGTGTTTTCCTACTACAATTAATCCTCTTATTCAAAATGGATTTAAACCAGTATTTGTAGATGTTACTTTACCTAACCTGAATTTAGATTTAGATCAAGTAGAAGAGTTACTACAACAAGACTCAGAAATAAAAGGTATTATATTTGCACACGTACTCGGAAATCCGCCAGACATGGATCGACTTATGAGTATTATTAAGAAATATAATTTAATATATCTTGAAGATACTTGTGATGCTCTTGGATCTACTTGGGATGGACAGCCATTAGGAACCTTTGGAGATATAAGTACATGCTCATTCTTCCCAGCACATCATATGACAATGGGTGAAGGTGGATTTGTAGCAGTAAACTCAGCAAAGAAAAGAATGGCATTAGCTTCATTAAGAGACTGGGGCCGTGCATGTTACTGCAACACAGCCAAACCAGGTAATGTAACGACAGGTACTGCTTGTGGATGTCGATTCGGTTCATGGTTTAAAGGAAATGAAGATATTGTATTTGATCATAGATATGTGTTTGATGAAATTGGATATAACTTGAAACCTACAGAAATGCAAGCTGCTATGGGGTTAGTACAATTAGATAAGTTAGATGAAATGCATAGTAGGCGTAAGTATAATTTTAAAAGATTATACAATATATTTAGTAAATATCCTGAATATTTTTATCTACCAACTGTACATGAAAAAGCTGATCCTTCCTGGTTTGGTTATTTGGTGACATTAAAAGATAAAACTCCATTTACTAAATCAGAATTAGTAGATTGTATGGAAGAGGCTAAAATTCAAACAAGATCTTACTTTACAGGAAATGCTTTATTTCATCCTGCTTATGAAGATCTTGCTAAGGAATATGAAAATCCAAGAATGCAATTTCCTATTGCTACAAAAACAACATTAGATACATTCTTTCTAGGGGTATATCCCGGTATTACCGATGAACAATTAGATTATATAGAGCAAACAATAGATAAATTTTTTAAAAAATATAAATAGTGAAATTTATTACAAAGTTTAATCTTACAGACTATTGTGATTTTGGATCACAAATGACCCAATATGCCTCTTTAATAGCTATAGGAAAAAAAGTAGGATTACAACCTATACTCATACAGGAAACTTTAAACGGTAAATTAGGATTTTCATTAAATAAACCCTTTGCAACTCCACTTCCTATTTATTCTTTAACAGATATTCAAGATGAAGAATGGTATGAAGTAAAAATAGATCATACTATAGAACCAGATAACAGTGTGTTTTCTCTAACCCCAGATAAGAACTATGTTATAAATGATTTATTATTAACTTTTAGTTATTTTAATGATATAGAAAAAGAAATAACAAAAACTTTTATCTTTAAAGAAGAAATAATTAAATTTTGTGTTGATTATATTAACCAAATTAAATTATTAGAAGATGAAATATTAGTAGGTATACATTTTAGAAGAGGAGATTACCTAATATATTCCTCTCTAAACTTATCATTAGACTACTACTATAAAGCCACTAAAACCATCCAGGAATTATTTCCTAATAAAAAAATAAAATTTTTAATTTTTTCAAATGAAATAGAATGGGTAAAAGAAAATTTTAAAATAGATAATTGTATTTATGTTGAGGATTTAGATAGATTTAAAGATATGTGTTTGATGTCTCTATGTGATCATATAATAATAGCAAATAGTAGCTTTAGTTGGTGGGGAGCATATTTAAATCAAAATCCTAATAAAAAAATAATATGCCCTCATAACTATTTAAATTCCCCCGGACTAAATGAAATAATTAATGGAAAATATTTTCCTAAAGAATGGATATCATTAAATGTTTATTAATATGAAAAAAACAGTATATATAACAGGTTGTTTAGGATTTATAGGCTCATATGTGACTAGAGCCTGCTTAAAAAAAGGATGGTATGTTAAAGGTGTAGATAAAATAACTTATGCTGCTAATAAAACTCTCCTGGATGAATTTAAAGAATATGGCAATTTTTCATTTGTAAATTGTGATATAAATGATTTAAAATTTCTATATGATTGTGATTATATAATTAATGCAGCAGCAGAAACTCATGTTGGTAATTCAATTACTAATAGTGATGATTTTATTCATTCTAATGTAAATGGAGTTCATCATTTGTTGGAATTACTTAGAAATTATAGGCAAGAAACATCTAAAACTCCTATTTTCTTTCATTTTAGCACTGATGAAGTTTATGGGGATATTGATAAAGGGGTACATACTGAAACTGACCTACTTAAACCATCCAACCCATATTCAGCAACTAAAGCAGCTGCTGATATGTTAGTTTTAGCTTGGGGTAGAACCTATAATTTACCTTACATTATAGTTAGACCAACAAACAATTATGGTATTGGACAATATGTTGAGAAATTAATTCCTAAAGCATGTAAGATGCTTCATTTAGGAAGAAAAATACCACTCCACAATAATGGTACCCCAATTCGCAGTTGGTTACATGCTCAAGATACTGCTAATGCTGTTATTACTATTATTGAAGCTGGGGTAGAGAATGAAATCTATAATATAGCTGGTGGATTTGAACAATCTAACTATGATACTGTTAGAAAAGTAATAAATACATATAATTTCCTAGAAAACCTAGACTACTCAGATGTAATGCCTATGGAATTTTATTTAGACTTATCATATTCTAGAATTGGACAGGATGTTCGTTATTCTTTAGATGATTCTAAATTAAGAAAATTAGGTTGGAATCCTCAAACTGAATTTAATGTTTGTATAAAAGAAATTGTTGATTATTACAAAAATAAATTTATATGGTAAGAGTAGCAGACTATGTAATTCAATTTTTAGAAAATAAAGGAATTAAACATGCTTTTGAAGTACCAGGAGGTGGGGCTATGTATCTGAATGATGCTATAGCAAAAAGTAATATTACTCCTATATTTTGTCATCATGAGCAATCTTGTGCTATGGCGGCTGTAGGTTATTCTAAAGCAACAAATAATGTTTCATTAATAATCCCAACTTCAGGTTGTGGTAGTACAAATACAATTACCGGTATATTAGATGCCTGGCAGGATAGTAATAAAGTATTTATTGTTTCAGGACAAGCTAATTTGAAAGAAACAACATATTATAAAGGCATCCCTTTAAGAAAACTAGGTGTACAAGAAGTTAATATAATACCTATAATACAATCTATTACTAAATACAGTATTACTGTTACTGATCCTACTAAAATAAAATATATCCTAGAAGAAGCATATCATCTATGTACTACTGGAAGACCAGGACCTGTATGGATAGATATTCCATTAGATATCCAATCATCTCTAATATCACCAGATGAGTTAGAATCATATAGTATTATACCTAAAGAATCAAATATTGACTTATCTGAATTTGCTAATTTATTAAGTCAAGCTAAAAGACCAATTATAATTGCTGGAGGTGGTATTGATTCAGCTGGGGCTAGAAAAGAATTGAAACAATTTATTGAATATTATAATATACCATGTGCCGTTACCTTTTTAGGAATTGATTTTTTAGAAGAAAATCACCCATTATATGTTGGTAGAATAGGATTAAAAGGTACTAGAGCAGGTAATTTTGCTGTACAAAATTCTGATCTTATTATATCGCTCGGTAGTTCATTAAGTGTAGCAGCAACCGGATTTAGGTATGATTTATTTGGTAGAGAAGCTAAAATAGTAGTTGTTGATATTGATATGATTGAACATACTAAAGGAACGGTTAGAATTGATTCATTTATTGAAAAAGATGTAAAACAATTTCTTTTAGAATTTATTAATAATCCTATAGATTATAGAGTACCTAGCTTTTGGTCTTCCAAATGTCTATCATGGAAAACCAAATGGTCTCCATTCAATAGACCAGATATAAATGAATTGAATATGTATTCATTTTCTAAAGAACTAACAGAATGCACTAAAGACTTAGATTCAGTAGTAACAACAGATGCTGGTTCAGCATACTATATATTAGCTCAAAGCTTAATGAATAATACACTAATATTACCTTCAGCTCAAGGTGAAATGGGATTTACCTTACCCGCAGCAGTAGGTATAGCAGTTGCTCAACCTGAGAGATTAGTTATTGGTGTTACTGGTGAAGGATCATTTCAATTTAATATTCAAGAATTACAAACAATAGTACAAAATAAATTACCAATTAAATTATTTGTATTAAACAATGGTGGTTATTTATCAATTAGAAATACACAAACAAAATTATTTGAAAAAAGACTATCAGGAGTAAATGCAGATTCTGGTATTTCCTTTCCAGATTGTAGAAAAATAGCAAATGCTTATAATTTTAAATTTTATAGAATAAATACTATACACGAATTAAAAACACTACTTCCCGAAATATTAGCTTTGGATACTTATTGTTTATGTGAAGTTATGTGTCCTGTTACTGAAGAAATTTATCCTACATCCGCTACAATAAAAACTGAAGATGGCAAATTAAGTTCCCGACCTTTAGAAAATATGTTTCCATTTTTAAGTGAAGAAGAATTTAAAAACGAAATGATAATTAAACCTATATAATATGAATTTTTTTAAAAAAAGTAAAGTAAATAATGTCTTTTATTCTGAAGAATCAACATTAAATAAATTATCCCGATTATTAGAAACAGATAAAGGAACAGGAAATAAATATGATTTATCTTGGGGAAAAGATTGGCCTGAATTAGAATGTTGGGGTTATACAACTACTTATGAAAAATATATGTATCCTTTTAAAAAAGAAAATATTAATTTTTTAGAAATAGGGATTTGTGATAAAAGATTTCCTTATGCTTCTCCTCAGCTATGGTTATCTTATTTTAAAAATATAGATCTTTATTGTATTGATAATTTTTGGGGTCAATATTTAACAAATAAACATGATGATATTAAAAAATTAAATGATTGGGGAGTTAATTTTATTTATGCTGATCAAGGTAATTATTGTGATTGGAATGAAATTAAAGAATCAATACCAGTTAAATTTGATTTTATTGTTGAAGATGGAAGTCACTGGCCTAATCATATGGTAATTACTCTGTGGCAATCAATAGATCTAATAAAACCGGGGGGTTATTATTTTATGGAGGACCTTCAAAACCCTGTTAATTTTAAAGGTAGTATGAAAATAGATAATACTTTATTAACTGAAAATTTAATAAAAACTAAAGAAACAGGAATATTTTACTCTAATTTTTTAAATGAACAACAAAATAAAGATATACAAGATAATTTTGAACTTGTAGATTTAGTTTTAGACTCTACTGAAAAGATATATTTAGCTGTTTTTAAAAAGAAATAATATGAAAATATTAATTACTGGAGCTAATGGCTATATAGGTAAATCATTGTATAATGCTTTAAAAGATAAACATGAAATAACTAGTATTACTAGACAAAATTTTGATTTAACTAATATTCAATCTATGATTGAATTTTTTAAAGATAAATATTTTGATATTGTATTACACTGTGCTATAGCAGGAGGAAGTAGATTAAAAGAAGATGAATGGGAAGTGATGAATACTAATCTAAGCATATATTACAATTTACTCCAATGCCGAACCTACTATAATAAATTAATTAATTTTGGATCAGGTGCCGAAACACATGCTGCTGATGCTCCTTACGGCTTAAGTAAATTAGTTATTAGAAATTCAATAATAAATATACCTAATTTCTATAATGTAAGAATATTTGGTGTGTTTGATGAGAATGAATTAGATACTAGATTTATAAAAGCAAACATTAAAAGATATATTGATAAGGAACCAATACAAATTCACCAAAATAAATTAATGGACTTTTTTTATATGAAAGATTTAGTTAACATAATAAAATATTATATTAATAATGGTGGTCCTAAAGAAATAGATTGTAAATATAAAAAAACATTTTCTTTAAAACAAATAGCAGATATTATTAATAGTTTAGATGGACATAAAGTTAATATAGAAAATATAAATACTGATTTAAAAGACAACTATGTGGGGGAATTTAGAGATTTAGGAATTGAATTTATAGGATTAGAACAAGGGATTAAAGAAGTATACAATAAATTAAAAAATAATACATGATCTTTATATCACATAGAGGGAATATAGATGGTAAAAAACCACATTTAGAAAACAATCCTGATTATATTAATGAAGCTATTACTTTAGGATATGATGTAGAAGTTGATATGTGGTGGATAGATGGTAAAATTTATTTAGGGCATGATAAACCACAATATGAAATAAGTGATAATTGGTTAGCTGAAAGAGCTAATAAATTGTGGATTCATTGTAAAAATGTAGAACTATTAGGTTGGATTAAAAATACAACATTACACTACTTTTGGCACGAAGAAGATACTCTAACTTTAACATCTAAAAATTTCATTTGGGTATATCCTGGTAAACAACCCGTTATTAAAAGTATAGCTGTAATGCCGGAAAGAAGTAATGATGATGTTTCCAAATGTATAGGAATATGTAGTGACTTTATAAAACAATATAAAAATGACTATTAAAATATGGCAACATTTAATGCCCTGGGAGTTAGATTATTCATTACTCCACCTACTACAATTAAAAAAAGCATCTCAATATTTACTACCTGGAGATACAATTCACTTTGATATAGCTCTGAATTTATCTAGTTATATTATTGATTGGGAAAAATCAAAATTACCTAAACAGTTCTTTATTGATAAATTTGAAGTATTATGTAAACAAATAGATTGGACCGATAAAGTAAGACCCTATATATATGATGAAGATAAGTTATGGGGACATTTAGATTTTCAACGTGATGTAACTGTTGAACCTAATATAGATTATTATATAGTTACCTGCCCTGATATGTGGTTTCATGAACATTTATTATATTATCTAATTGAGTATGCTAAAAAAATAAAAAGTAAATACTTTATGATAGCACCTGAAACTCATAAGTTATGGGATAAAACCTGGGATGAATTGGTAAATAAAAATTATAAAGATATTCCCTATAGTGAATGGAATAAATCAAATATAATTGATATACAAAATACAATTAATAAATCAGATGAACCTTTCCTAAAAAAAGCCAATAATTTTAAATGGGCAGGATGGTTTGATTTATATAGTAAAGATTTTGTTGAAGAATTAATACCTACATTTGAAGATTGGAAAGGATATGGGCCTATAGATTTTTTTAGTATGATAGTATCTGATATAGCTACTCAAAATGGTGCTATAGTTGAAGAATATATACTTCAAAATCAAATAGTATGTGAATATCATCCTAATAAAGAAGGTTATAATTTTTCTGATTATTATAAAAACTTACTTGTACTAAATAAAATAGAAAATCAAAGACAAACTATAGAGTCTAAATTTCCTTATTATATTGAACAATGGATTCAATATGCTAAAACCAAAAAAATATTTTAATCAAGTAATAATTTTTGGAAAATCAAAATAAGTTCATTATATTTAATATAATATAATATGAAAAAAAAATATACATCACAAGATCTTATTGATTTTGAAACTAAAGTAAAAGAAGCATATGAAGCAGGACAAATTAAAGGTCCTGTTCATTTATCTAAAAACAACGAACAACAATTAATAGATTTATTTGAAAACATAAGTGAAGATGATTGGGTATTCTCTGCTTGGAGAAATCATTACCATGCTTTACTCCATGGAGTTGATCCTGAATACCTATTTAGAACTATTAGTGAAGGTAAAAGTATGGGAACTAATAATATTAATCCTAATTTTTATGCTTCTTCAATTGTAGGTGGTATTATTCCTATTGCTTTGGGAGCTGCTCAAGCTCTTAAATTAAAAAATTCACCAGATAAAGTATGGTGCTTTATAGGTGATATGACAATGGAAACAGGTGGTTTTTGGGAAGCATATAAATATTCTCAAAATTTTGATCTACCACTCCAGTTTGTAGTTGAAGATAATAATTTAAGTGTTCATACTCCTACTACAACAGCTTGGAATAAAAAAATGACTCCACCAGAAGGAATAATTTATTATTCTTACGATATGCATTATCCACATCATGGGACTGGAAAATGGGTTAACTTCTAAAATTAATATATGAAATATAGAGACGAATTGATAAGAGCAATGGAATGGTTAGGTGAAAAACCTAATACTATATTTACAGGCCAAGCAATTGCCCTTAGCGGACATGCAATATCAGGCACAATGGAAAAAGTACCTAAAGAAAAACGTATTGAACTCCCAGTATTTGAAGAAACACAATTAGGAATGGCTATTGGATTAGCATTGGAAGGATTTGTTCCTATTACTTGTTATCCACGTTTTGATTTTTTCATTTTAGCAATGAATCAATTAGTGAATCATTTAGATAAAATGAAAGAAATGTCTGAGAATAAAATGCAACCTAAAGTAATTATTAGAGTAGCAGTTGGGTCTAAACTCCCATTCTCAGCAGGCCCTCAACATACTCAAGACCACACAGAAGCAATTAAGTTAATGTTAACTGATGTTGATGTAATTTCACTTAATGAGCCCGAAGATATATTTCCTGCTTTTCAAAAAGCATATGAGCGTGAAGATGGAAAATCATCATTAATAGTAGAATATAGTGATTATTACGGATTAAAATAAAATAAACAATGGATTTCTTAAAAAAAGAACTAAACAAAATAATAGGAGATATTGATTTTTCTTATCTTAAAGATAAAAAAGTATTAATAACTGGAGCTTCAGGACTTGTTGGTTTTTATTTATCACAATGTTTAAAAGAACTTCAAAAAGAATTAAACATCAAGATATATCTATCGTATAAAAATTCAATTCCTGATTATTTAAAACAATACTTTAACTTTCAATATACAGAATTAAAAGGAGATATAACAACACTTAAATTAAAACCAGAATATTTTGATGTGATTATTCATTCCTCAGGATATGCTCAACCTTCTAAATTTTTAGATGATAGAATAAAAACTATAAAAATAAACACAGAAGCTACTATTACTCTATTAAATTCACTAAAAAAAGATGGAAAATTTCTTTTTGTAAGTTCTAGCGAAGTATATAGTGAGAATAATAATTCCAATATTACCGAGTCAGATATAGGAATTTCCACACCTGAGCATAACAGGGCCTGTTATATTGAATCTAAAAGATGTGGCGAAACTATATGTCATAGTTATGCTAGAGCAGGATATGATGTTAAAATAGCTAGATTAAGCTTAGCATATGGTCCTTTTACTAAAAAAGGAGATGGAAGAGCTTTAAGTAATTTAATTGATAAAGGATTAAATAAAGAATATATTGAATTGCTTGATGATGGTTCTTCCTTAAGAACCTGCTGTTATATTACAGATATAATTGAAATGTTTTGGAATATTATACTACATGGAAAAGAAGTAACATATAATACAGGAGGAATTAACCATGTTTCTATAAAAGAATTAGCAGATATTATAGGTCAAAAACTAAATAAAGAAGTAAAAATACCTCCAATAATAAATCGTTTAGTTGGTAGTCCTAAAGTCGTTAATATTAGTATAGACAAATATCTCAAAGAATTCAATAAGAAATCATTTACTGACATAAATGAAGGATTATCCAAAACAATAGAATGGAATAAAACATTAAACAATGAATAAATCAGCAATATTATTAGGTTGTAGAAATGATGGATATAAAGAAGATGAAAGAATTGTAACTTGCTTAACATCTATGGTAGAAACATTTGATGAAGTTTGGTTTTGTGATTGGAATTCACCCTCAGAAAATGGACCTCTTTTATGGAAATTAAAAGATCAAATTCCCCAAATAGGAAAAATCAGACATTTTATAATTAATGAAGATATTGCTAAAATATTAACTCATAATAATCCTAAGGTAAGCCCATTCAATGGAGTTATATCTCAAAACATAATGCTTAGAAGATGTGAAGCAGATTGGATTGTTTGTTCTACTATGGACATAGTAGCCCCTAAAAAAGAAAATCTAGACAAATTTCTTCTAACAGCTAATAAAAATACATTCTACTCAGTTTCTAGAAGAGATATAGAATATTCTGATTTGGAAAACTTTGGATTTGATAATTGGAGAGAATTTCGAAATAAGTTAGATATAGAAAGTCAACCTCGATATTGGCCCGCTAAAGTAACACCTAATGATGAATATAGTTTAATTAATTGCTGTGGTGATTTTCAATTAGCTCATAAAGATGTTTGGAATAAAATTAAAGGATTTGAAGAACAAATGCTATATGCCTGCTTTGTAGACACAAACGCCCAGAAAAAAGCAGTATTAAATGGATTTAATTTAGAAGCCCATTATGATTTACCCCTATATCATTTATCTCATACAGGAATGGGTAATGATGGCTCGTCTCCATCAAAACAACATTATAATGATGTTTGGGATTGGGTAGAACGCTTTACTGAGTCGCAAAATACAGAAGATTGGGGGCTAGGGAATACAGAAATTGAATTTGAAATTATATGATATGCAGGGAATAGTAATACAAGGTCCTACTAATTATTGTAATCAAGTTGCTCCTGTATTTAAAAATATACCTAACGTAGTTTGGTCAACATGGAAGGATGAACCACAAAAAAATATTGATTTTATAAACCAATATATTCCTGTAATTTTAAGTGATAAACCTTCATTTCCTGGGTACCTAAATATTAATATGCAAACTGTTTCTACTTTAGCAGGTGTTAAATACCTACAAGAGAAAGGAGTAACAGAAATATTTAAAACAAGAGGAGATATTCATATACCACATATAGATAAATTATTATCTTTATTAAAAGGAAAAAAAATTGCTTTTATGGTAATGTGTAAAGAAGGAGTAAGATCTGATTTATACTATGAATTAGAATATCCTCATTATTCTCATGATTATCCAATGGATATAGTACTTTATGGATCTATAGATAATGTATTTAATTCTTTTAATTTTATGGTTGATGATTGGTATACTATTCCTCCTGAATCCTTGATAGCGTATCATTTTTTCGTTGGTAAAAATTTAGAGTTTAAATTAAATTATAAACATTTTATAGATAATAATATTTACTTTTTCCTTAATGATTGTCTTGAAAATAAAATTGAATTAACTTGGTTAAAACATAATGTAGATTTAGTTCAAATGCATAATTCTAAAGATTACTATGAATTCTAAAATAAAATTAATCATATTTGATTTAGATGGAGTATTGGTTGAAGCTAAACATATCCATTATGATGCCTTAAATAAAGCATTAGGAAAAAACTATGCTATAGAATGGAATGAACACCTTTCAACCTATGATGGCTTAAAAACTAATCAAAAATTAGAAATGCTTACATTGAGTAAAGGACTACCTCCATCAATGTATTCTGAAATTTGGAAAAATAAACAAAAATATACTTTAGAGGCTCTTCAAAATATAAGAGAATCTGTACAATTAAAAATATGTTTAGATTCATTAATATTGCAAGGATATAAGTTAGCAGTTGGTTCTAATAGTATTAGAAAAACAGTATTAACTGTATTATCTAAATTAGGTATTATTGAATATTTTGATTTAATATTATCAAATGAAGATGTAAAAAATAGTAAACCTCATCCTGAAATATATTGGAAGGCAATGAGTATGATAGGGGTATTACCTGAAGAGGCATTAATAGTTGAGGATAGTCCTTATGGTTTACTTGCTGCTCATAGAAGTCAAGCCTATGTAATGAGAGTTGGTTCTCCAAAAGAAGTTACGTATAATAATATAAATAAACATCTAAATAAGGAAAAAATGAATATTATACCTAAATGGGAAGATGATCAACTAAATGTTTTAATTCCAATGGCTGGAGCCGGATCTAGATTTGAACAAGCTGGATACACATTTCCTAAGCCCTTAATTGATGTTAAAAATAAACCAATGATTCAAGTAGTAGTTGAAAACCTTAACATCAAAGCTAATTATATCTATATTGTACAGAAAAAACACAGGGAAAAATATAATCTAGATACTCTATTAAATTTAATTACTCCCGGATGTAAAGTAGTAGAAGTTGATGGTATTACTGAAGGAGCAGCATGTACCGCTTTATTAGCTAAAGAATACATTAATACTAATTCTCCTTTATTCTTTGCAAATTCAGACCAGTCTGTAGAATGGGATTCAAATGAATTTATGTATAAAATGCAGGAAACAAATGCTGATGGAGGTATTGTAACATTTAAAGCAATCCATCCTAAATGGTCATTTGCCAAAATAAATCAACATACTGGACTAGTTGAAGAAGTGGCTGAAAAAAATCCAATCTCAGATAATGCAACTGTAGGATACTATTATTGGAAACATGGTTCTGACTTTGTAAAATATGCTGAGGAAATGATTGGGCAGAATATTCGCGTTAATAATGAATTTTATGTTTGTCCTGTATTTAATCAAGCTATTAAAGATGGAAAAGAAATTAGAACATTTAATATAGATAGAATGTGGGGATTAGGAACTCCTGAAGATTTAAAATACTATTTAGAAAATTTTAGTAAATAGATTAAATATTTATGAGAAACCCTAAAAATATGTCTAAGCAGGATAAGACGAAGTTGAATCGAATCATAACATTAGGAGAAATAACTCAAGAAAATGTTAACGATATTATAAACCTTATTTACGAGATTAATGAAGAGGATATTAAAAAAACGCAAGTAGAACCGATAAAACTAATAATCAATTCATTTGGGGGAGAAGTATATAGTGGACTTGCCTTAATAGATGTAATTGATAATTCGCGAACTCCAATATTTACCATTTGTTATGGAACAGCAATGTCCATGGGTTTAGTAGTATACGCAGCTGGACATGAGCGTTATGCAAGTAAAAATGCTACATTTATGTATCATGAAGCCGCATATCCTATTGAAGGTAAAGTAAAACATCACAAACAGGAATTAAAAGAAGTAGAACGCATTGATAAAATATGTGATGAATATCTAATATCAAAAACAAAACTCACTCAGGAAACATTAGATAATATTAAAATTATGCAATCTGAGTGGTATTTTGATGTAGATGATGCTGTTAAATATGGCATTGTTGATGAGAAATTAGAGAGTTTATAATATTTATACGTAAACGAACAATTAATGGCAAATCCAAAACTTAAAGTAGACGTTAATCATAATCCAACTAAAAAAGGTATTAAGGTACAATTTACATTACCTCAAGCTATTGAAGGTGATGCTAAAGCACAACTAACCCAAAAACTCCAATCCAAGTTAACACAAGGATTATCGCAATATAATTTAACAGTAAGTCAAGACACGGATGTTCCGTATTCAAACGTAATTGGATTCTTAATTCCGATTGCTGATTTTAAATTATTTATTAAAAATGCGATTGGCGGAGGCGGAAGCGGTGAAGCTAATCCTCCCGCTTAATTATGCGTCGCAAAATACCTACATTTAGAGTTAATTTAGGACCTGAGACTTCATATGATATGCTAACTGAAGTACCAGAAATAGTTCAGGTCGTTTTAGATGAAACTGTATTTGCAATTAAAGAAGGAATAACTAAAAAGAAAAAATCAATATCTTTATTTGCAGTAGCAGACTCAGAATACTATATTGAACTAAAGAAAGACCAGTGGAGAGCATCCTTAGAAAAAGCACTTGAATTTTATGTTGAAAAAGAAGAATATGATAGGTGTATTGAATGTAGAGATCTAATAAACAAACTTTAAGTTATGGAAGAGCATACTCAAGGAATAAAGACATCAATTGAAAGTATAATTGGGTCTGATACAGTACTTAAGCGTAAAAAGAAAAATGAAAGCGATATTAATAAAGAATCGTTTGAGAAAATAATTTTAACGATGGAAGAAGTACAAGTTAGATCAACTTTACTTCATGCTGAATTTAAAATGGATATGTTTGATTATGAGGAGAAATTTTATGAGATTATAGATAGATTATTTACTCTTCATTTTGGAAGAGAAGCAGCTGAAATCATATTCTTTTATGTTTATGAAAGAATGAATCCCGATGGAACTATAAATCAGTTGTTAGATAAGGATGAACATCCAATTCCACTTGAATCACCAAGTGATTTATGGGAATTGGTTAATTACATGAAAGATAAGAATAAAAAAATAAAATAGTTATGCCGGCAGCTAAAGTAATTAGTAAGGAAGACATTCTGCGAGCAATGCGCTTCACAAAATCAAATCGTGCTGCTGCCCGTTACTTAGGATGCTCGTATCAACACTATAAACCATATGCTAAATTATTTAGAGTAGACGAATTAGACCCTAATTCACCTACTTTATTTGACACACACAAAAACCAAAGTGGAAGGGGAATACCTAAATTCCTCCCAGACCGAAGACGAGAACCTAATGTTAAAAATATAGTTGAAACAGGTACAGGTTGGGAATCATTTTCAGTTGAAAAAATTAAATCAAGATTAATAGCCGAAGGTTATTTAAAGGATGAATGTTATCATTGTGGTTTTTGTGAACGTAGAGTAACTGATTATAAAATACCACTATTGTTAAATTTTAAAGATGGAAACAAGTACAATTATCTTCTTGATAACCTTGAGTTACTCTGTTACAACGATTATTTTCTACTTATTACTGACCCACTTACCCCAGACCAAGTTAGAGAAGTTGAAGATGTGGTTCAAACGAAAGCAGTAACACACGAATGGGATTTAGATGAAGATCATTTAGAAAACATGAGAGCCTTAGGACTTATTTGATTTGGGCAAAATATTTTTGTACATTTAATCTATAAATAATTAAAAAATGCGTTACGAATTAGCTAAACAGTTTTCTGAGTTTAAATTGCCTGAAGAAATAAAAATGGCAGTTATGCAAATGAGAGGTTCATTTAACTTTGCTAAAGCAATGGTGTTTGCTGATCAAGTTAAATTAACAAATGATGATATTGATTATTTTATGGCTATGAAACCACAACGCCAGGAAGATGAATCACATGACGATATGAAATTAAGAGGTAAATTCTCAAAAGCACTTCTTAAATACAGACCTTATTTGTATGATTATTCAGTTTATAATAAATAAAGTTTATGGCACAATTTTTCCAAGTTAAAGTCCAATTCAAAGTAGAAGACGATAAAGGTAAAGTAAAAAAACAAAACGTATTATACCTAGTAGATGCACAATCAGTTACTGAAGCCGAAGCAAGAATGGTTCAGTATCTAAACGATCAAGGTGAACAAGCGTTTGAAGTAAAAGCAGCTTCGGAGTCTCTCATAGCAGAAGTAATTAAATAAATTACTTAAGGTTGATTGGGATAGGGTTGCAGGGTAATGCCTGACCTGATCGGATAGTAACGCCAATCGTAAAAGCAGATGTCCACGCACCCATCTTCTGCTTTCCTGATTTTTAATAAAAAAAGAAATTTGGTTATAGTAAAGAAAAGTATTATATTTACGTTATATAAATAAATAATATGATTTGGTATATTTACATAGTAAGCATTGCGTATTGTATTTGGAGAATGAGTGTTAGCTATAAACACCATTTTGGTAATAGTCCAATTGGTCCTACACCAGGTCTTGAAACATTATTTATTCTTCCATTTGCTCCTGTACTTGCTGTTGTAGATGCTAGTTTGACTTGGATTCGTTTAGTAAAGGAAGCTGAAGAAGCTAAGCGCAGACAACAAAGTAAAATCTTTTAATTGTCAAGTGGTGAAAGGGTATATCCATGGCAAACACACCCACTCGTCTCGTGGGCGCTGAAAAACGAAATAGGTATTTAGATATGGGTTGACCACAAAGCCGGCTTATTTTGTCAAATATTGAATCGCAGTTTGGAGGTTCGAATCCTCCCTTGACAGCCTGAACACAGTGATAGCCACTTTGACGGCTCGGAAAGACGAGCAATTGCCCTTGTGGTGGAATTGGTAGACACGCAGGACTTAAAATCCTGTTCGCCGAAAAAGCGAGTGCGGGTTCGATTCCCGCTGGGGGCACATTAGTTACTGTTCTTTGACATATAAGGAGAAACAAATTATGGAAACACTATCATTCATTTTAGGGATAGCGTTTGTGGTGGTTATTGCTGTGGCAGTAGTTGCTGTTTATGCTTTCGTTAAGGTAGATCAAATAAAAAAGTATTTAGAAAATACAGAAAGGTATTTTAGTCATGAAATAAGTAATGTCTATAAAGAAATAGCAGGTCGTGTTGATGAAATTACTCGTTCAATGGATTCACGTTTAGATAAATTAGAAAACAAATTAACAAATAACAAATAAATAGGTCGAAGACAGTAACTAATATTTATTATTATGGCATGTCATTATTTACAATTTAAGGATAATCAAGAATTCATTAAAGCAATGAAGGATCGAGATCCTGGATTAATTTTAAAAATGACTAAATGTGTAATAAGTGCTGTAAAGCGCAGTAAACCACAAATTGACATATTTGATATTACATTTAAGGATATGTCAAGTCTAATATTTAGTATTGAAAAATCACAATACAATGAATTACTTAAGAATTGTATGAATGATTTGATTGCGATTGAGGAATATGAATTGTGTGCTGAAATTAAAAAAATCCTAGATAAAAAATCTAGAAAGAAAAAGGAAGAAGTTCTTTAACATATGGGGATAACATGGTATCGATTCGGATGTTGAGATGATACTACATGCAGGCGTTTGAGTATACCGCCTTAGAAGATACTAAACAATAAATGACGAAATGTCAACTATGACCTTCGAAGACTTGATGTCTTTCGTAGGCGCCGATTACGCTCTTGCAGCTTAATCCGCAACGGGTGTGAGTTACCTAGGAACAGAAAACCACTGAGTATTCACGATCGACTCATTAAATAAGGACTGTGGATTAGTTTTCTTGATAGTCATAAAATCAAGTGGTGGATTCGACCATAATCGGTCAGCCCTTACTGATCAAAAGCAATTTAGATCTAAGCATGTGAGACGTTAGTATTATTGTCGCTTTCGAAGACGTGGGTTCGAATCCCACTATCTCCACCAAACAAAATGTATTATGAAAAAGTTAGTTATTATTATTGCCTCTGTATTCTTAGTCTCCTGTGGAGGGTCAACAACCAATATTTACATTTACTCAAATAGTAAAGGTGATACATTGAAAATTGACTCAAACACAACTACAATTGATACCATTATGGTAAATGGTAAAGACTCAGTTGATGTTATTATTGAGCACGAAGAAGGATAAGTAAATTTTAAACCAAATATAGATGAAAAAGACAATTTTCGCAATTGCCATGGTTATGGCTTTGATTTCTTGCGGCGGATCAGAAGAATCCACAGTAGCTAGTGATTCAACATTCATTGTTGACTCAGTTCTTGCACAAGATACTACTGTTGTAGTAGAACCTGCTGTAGAAGAAGCAGGAGGTATCCAAGATGGTACTGAGGTGAAATAAGTATTTCACATATTTATGGCCGTAATTCAAGGTTGTATGCTGAAAAGTGTGCAACCTTTTTTTATTTAAACCATTTAAAAATTAAAAGACTATGATGAAGTTATTTAAAGACAGCAATGATATTAATGAAAAATCTATCATTGGGTTTATTGCATTCCTTATTATGATTGGCTTCGCTGCCGCCGATATTATTACTGGTTATTTAGGTAGAGAATTAGTAGTACAAGAATTTATATTCAATGCATTTATGGTATTAACATTGGGTTGTTTTGGTATATCCTCTGTTGATAAATTTATCAATAAGAAAAATCAAGGACCTGAAGAAGGATAATTAAAATAAAAAAACCATTAAAAATTAAAAGTATGAACTTACCAATGGACAAAATCAATTCCTTAATTAACGCAGTTAAAGGAAAAAAACCAGTTATTATTATTATTTCTGTATTAGCTCTAGCTGCAGGTGTATTTGCTGTAAGTAAAGGATACATTCCTGAAAGTATGTTAGATGTTAATTCTATTGTTACTTATGTAGAAGGAATATTTAGTGAATCTACTAAAGCAGTTGATACTGTCGCTACACAAGTTATAGTTGACACCTTAAACAACCCAGGAATACAATAATAAAATGGCACCTAGGAAATCAGTAGCGAGTGCAGTAGCGGAAAATGTAAAACCTCCTATATCATTTAAAGAATTCTCTAAAAACCCAGTTGTCGGTACTATGTTTATAGTACTGATAGCTATTGGGTATCTGTATATAGACATACGAGGTGTATTTGAGGAACAATCGATTAAGCAAGAACAAAGAATAGAGAAACTAGAAACTAAAGTTGAAGTATTAAGTGATCTATTAAGAATAACTGATAGTGCCTTGTCATCAGCCAATATGAAAATTATAACATTAGAATCATTAGGTGAAATAAAATGAAACCAATAGTAAAAGGTATATTAGTTATATTTTTAATCCTTACAGTAAATAGTATAGGACAACAACCGAGTAAAGAATTATTAGAGGAGCAGCGTTTCGCTGCTCTTTTAAAACGAGCAAAATCCAACATTACCAAAACTAAAGAGGTACAAAAGCGAGCAGTTCAGAAAACAACAGCCATAGTTGCTCAAACCAAAACTAGGATAACAAATTTAAATACTAATGTTAAAGAATTAAAAGTAGACTTAAATGAAACATCTAAGAAACTTGATTATGCTACTGATACTAATGTTGGTATCAAATTTATCCTACTCCCAATATCCGATACTCAAAAAATTAGGTAAGGATTCTGTAGTAATAATGACGCTTAAACAAGCAAATCAGGTTAATAGTTATTATACTGATAGGGAAGCTAAAATACTAACACTAAAAGACAGCTTAAGAGAACAACAAGGATTAACAGAATTAAATAAAGCTTATTTAGATTACTTTCAAAGTGAAGTAGCAAAAAATAATCAAGGTAATACAGGTAATATAGAAGAATTAAATAAACAGTATTACGCTAAAAGAGAATTATATTGGGAAAATAAAATCCAAAAACAAGCTAGAGTAGATATTGTATTGTTTGTAACGTTTAGTATACTTTGGGTACTAATAAAACTATAACATGAAAATCCTAAAATCATTAGTCGTATCTCTCCTTTGCTATTTATCTTTACTTTTATTTTTTGATATTTTGTTAATAATAGCTGATTTTACTGGTAGTGATTCACTACGTGATGTTAGTGTAAGCGCACTTAAAGCAATTACTTTTGTTTAAGGCAAAATAAGATCGTATATTTAAGTTATGTATAAAATAAAACAATTCTTCAGACGCATCCGCAACTTATATCGTTGGTTTCCGGTTATATGGAAGGATCAGGATTGGGATGATTATTATATATTTGAAATACTTAAATTCAAACTGAAAAACCAAGCCGAATATATCGGTAAAAGAGGTAATCATTTATCAGCTAAACGCGACGCTGAGAAAATGATGTTATGTGTTAGATTGATTGAAAAAGTACAGGATGAATATTATGGTTGTGAATACCAAGATTATTGTAAATTAAATATACATTTTATTGATAGTAAATCGTATCCTGGTATGTATGAGGCAGAAACAGAGGTAATATCAGAGAGTTACAATGAATATTTTAAAAAATATCCTCGCATTTATAACCAGATTAAAACAGAAGATAAACACAGAACAGCATTTTATATAGGCCGTGAAAATGAAGAACGAGTACATAAATTATTATTTAAAATACTAGAACAAAACATTAGAAGATGGTGGGATTAATTATTTTATTAGTAGCAATAGCTGGATCACTTGCTTGGCTATGGGCTGGTGGAATCGACTATATGAAACAAAATCATCCTGACTATAAGGGATATGATTTATTTGATGATGAAGATAAAAAACATGTACTATGATATTTATCACTATAGCCATTGGATTTGTATTAAGTACATCTTGGATTGTTTATGAATACTATAACGCCCCAGAAATGGAGGAAGTAAATGATATAATGGATAATGAAAATTAGTAATAGAAAAAATCATTAAATTTAAGTTATGAATAATATAGATCGTCAGTACAAGGAGTTATTGGATCACATATTGCGTTTTGGAGTAGATAAAGCAGACCGTACAGGTACAGGAACTAAATCAATCTTTGGCTGGCAAATCAGGCACAACATGAAGGAAGGATTTCCATTGTTGACTACAAAGAAAGTAGCATTTAAAACAATGGTAACTGAGTTGTTGTGGTTCTTAAGAGGTGATACTAATATTAAATACCTACACGATAATAACTGCCATATCTGGGATGGTGACTATGAAAAATCAGGTAGAACAGATGGTGAATTAGGTCCAATTTATGGCGCTCAATGGAGAAGTTGGAAACAATGGCATGTTAAAGATTATATTGGTGGAAATATTCAAATAGACCAAATCACAAACCTAATCAACGAACTCAAAACAAATCCTGATAGTAGAAGATTGATGGTTAGTGCTTGGAATGTAGGTGAGTTAGACCAAATGGTACTTCCACCTTGTCATTATAGTTTTCAATGTTATGTAAGAGAAGGTAAGTATCTTTCACTAATGTGGAATCAACGTTCAGTAGATACATTTCTAGGTTTACCATTCAATATTGCTTCATACGCATTATTACTTGAAATTATTGCTGAAGCAGTTAATATGATACCTGATGAGTTGATTGGTAATTTAGGTGATGTACATTTATATAACAACCATATTGAACAAACAAAGGAACAGATTACCAGAACCCCTTATGAATTACCTACATTAAAGTTCAACCCTATATTCTTAGCAAATCTAGAACACAAAGGATTAGATGAAGCTATAAAGGGACAAGTGAATTTTGAATTAGAAAACTACCAATCATACCCAGCAATTAAAGCACCAATATCAAACTAAGATATGACTCCAAAAGAACAAGCTCAATTATTGTATGGTAAATTTTACGGTATACCTTTGTATATTAAAACTGTAAAGGAATGTTGTAATATTGCTGTAGATGAACAAATATCATTATATAATAGACTTAATCAACTTGGATTACTAAAAGATAATTCAATTGGATTTGAGTTGGCTGAACTAAAAGAAGAGATAAATAAACTATGATACCACAATTAAAACAAAAGTAATATTAGTAAAATAATTGATCTAATATTTATTTGAAAATACAAGTTTATGTACTTACAAGCAGTCACTGTCTGTGTTAATTATTCCGATTTCCTAGCTCAAACCATCGCTCACAACAAACAGTTGTTTGATCATTGGATCATTGTTACAACACCTGAAGATGTTAAAACACAACGTTTGTGTCAACACCACAATGTTGAGTGTTTAAAAACTAATCAGTTTACAGAACATGGAGACCCTTTTAATAAAGCTAGAGGTATAAATGTAGCGTTAGATTATATGTCCAAACACGATTGGGTGTTACACATTGATGCTGACATATATTTACCCCCACTTACTAGAAGTATATTAGGGCGTATCTCACTTGATAATAAAAACATCTATGGTATTGATAGGATGATGTGTCCTAATTTTGAAGCGTGGCAGAAGTATCTAACTAATCCTGATCCATCTCATACAGGTTGGGTTTATATTCATGGTAGTGCCTTCCCATTTGGTGTTCGTATTGGTGAATATATGAGTGAAGGTTATGAACCAATAGGCTACTTCCAGCTTTGGAATCCAAATGGCTCAGGAGTAAAACGTTATCCTGAAACACACGGTGCTGCTGATCGTACTGATGTACAGTTTGCTAAGAAATGGTCTCGCGCTAATCGTATTTTGATACCTGAAATAATTGGTATTCATCTTGATAGTGAAAATGCTACTGTAGATGAAATGGGTAAGAATTGGAATGGTAGAAAATCAAAACAATTTGGAAATGGTTATTCATTAGAAGAACCTAAGAAAAAACGATTCGGATGGTTTAGTAAAGGATAAGTAAACTATATTTATAGGGGATGAATAAAGAACTTACCATAGTAATACCCTGTAAAAACGAAGGTAGAGATATTATTAAAGTTCTCAATTTAATTAGTTTACAAAAAATTGATTGCCAAATAATAATTGCCGATTCCTCAGACAGGGAAGAAGATATAGCTTATTTACGCCATCATGTTTCTCGTTCTCCTCAATTGGTAACCTTAGTAAAAGGTGGATTACCATCTGTAGCTCGTAATAATGGAGCCAAATTAGTAAAAACACCTTATGTTCTTTTTCTTGATGCTGACATATACTTACTTAAACCTGGTTTATTAAATCATTGTTTGAGTGATATGAAAAATCAAGATTACTCTTTGATTACATGTCATATAAGAACATTAACAGGTGAATATAATTGGATTTACAAAATATTTAGTATCGTACAAATACTTTTGTCTAAGGTTCATCCAATAGCAATAGGGGGTTTTATGTTATTTAAAACTGAAACCTTTAACCAATTAGGAGGATTTAATGAAGAAGATAAACTTGCTGAGGATTACCACCTTAGCTTCAAAGTTAAACCTGATAAATTTAAGATCGCAAACTATAACGTTTATACTACAGATAGACGATTTAAGAAGAAAGGTATATGGTATATGATAAAGATAGCTTTGCAAAGTTTCCTAAATAGAAATAATCCAGAGTTTTTTAAAGATGACCACAATTATTGGAAATGAAAAAGAAGATCAATCTCGAGTTAATAGTTTTGACAACATCGATATCAACGATGTTACTGTTGAAACTAGCAACTCTATTATGAGACCATATAAAGTAATAATCGCTTCTGATTTACACTTAGGTACTAGGGATTCTCAAGCTAAAGAATTTATAGAATTTTTAGAGGCACATCCAACTGAATTACTCATACTAAATGGTGATATAATTGATGGCTGGGCATTGAATAGGGGTTCTAAGTGGAAAAAGCAACACACTAAAGCAATATCTTATTTACTTAAATTATCTAATAAAACAAAGATAATTTGGATTAGAGGTAACCATGATGAGTTTTTAACTGAATATATAGGTGCTCATTTTGGTAATATTGAAATAAGAGAAGATTATATATTACATACTAAAAAATGGATAACAGGTGATAATTTTGAGCAAAGAAATTATTATATATTCCATGGTGATGTAATAGATGTTTTTATAGCCAAATATACTTGGTTAGCTAAAATAGGTTCAGTAGGTTATGATTTAGCACTTTGGTGTAATTACTGGTATAATAGGTACAGAACATGGAGAAAATTACCTTACCAATCCATATCTCAGAACATTAAAGCCGCTGTTAAAACAGCAACTAACTACGTTAATGATTTTGAAGTAACAGCTATTAAAATGGCTCACAAACATGGATGTTATGGTGTTATTTGTGGCCATATACATCAACCCGAAGACCGATTAATTAACAATGCACATTACCTTAATACAGGTGATTGGGTAGAAAATAGAACTGCCATTCTTTTGGATTGGCAAGATAATTTTTCTACCTTTACTCTATGAAAACAATTATATTAGGTGACACTCACGGCCGCTCAACATGGAAATTAGCAATTAATCAGGATAAACCTGATAGGGTTATTTTTATGGGTGACTACTTTGACTCATATGAGTTTAGTGGAGTAGAACAAATTGCTAACTTTAAAGAAATCATCAAATATAAGGAAGACAATCCACAAGTTGAAGTGGTGATGTTGATTGGTAATCACGACCATCACTACTTCCCTGAAGTTGGTTATACTGGAACTACTGGTTATCAATCAAAAATAGCCCCTTCAATTACACAAGTAGTAGATGAGAATAGAAATCATCTACAAATGGCTTATGGTTTTGGAGATTTTTTGTTTACACATGCAGGTGTAAGTCCTGTGTTTATGGATGAGGTGTTTGGTGAGAATGATTGGAGTATTGAAAACATTGTAGTAGACCTAAATGAAATGTTTAGATATAAACCTAGAGCATTTGATTTTAATGGGTTTGAATCTACAGGCGACAATACAACTCAAACACCAATTTGGATCAGACCTAGGTCACTAATGTCTGCAAATAAGAAGCATCCTAAAGGGTTGAAGAATAATTACATTCAAGTTGTAGGCCATACTCAAATGCAGAAGTTAGATTTAGAAGGTTCAGATAAATTCACTGGTGGTAGATATTATTTTATCGACACAATGAATACCTCAGGCCAATACTTGGTTTGGCAAGATAATAAACTTACCATTAACTCAATAAGATGACAGATAAACCAAAATCATACTTAGCCCTAGATTGGGATGATATTGTTGAATTAGAAAACTCAGCAATTAAACAAATACAGACTGATAGTCAATCAGTTGAAGCAAAGACCATACTAATGGTAATTGAGTGGATGAAGGAAAATAATGCTTACGAAAAAAATTATAAATAAAAGTTATGAGTACATTTGAAATTGATTTTTTTGAATTGGCAATCTTAGCCGAAGCATGTATTCCACCTCGTCCTATTGCTCGAGTTATGTTTTGGCAAAGCTTAACTGATAAATATTGGTATCAACTGACTGAAGGCGAACGTATTCATTTATTTGAATGGCTCCAAAAGAGTTGGGTGTATGAGGAGAGTTTAGAGAAAGAAGAGGATACTCAAGAATTTCATGCTAGATTCAATCCAGATAACCAATATATAGTTAAGACTACCTATGAAGGTAAAAAGGAAGAACATAGAGCATTCAAAAGAGGAGATCGATACTATATAAAACGCAATACTTGGATAACTGAAGAGGCTATTACATCAGTTGAAAAGTATACCCCAGTAAGAGAAAATTAAAATAAAGTATATGACACGAGCAGAACAAAAAACAAACAAGGAAAGAATGTTTCTTAAAGAACTTATTGACAAGATGTTTGAGATAGCAGGCCACGACGTTAAATTTGAAGATGTAGAAGGTAGAACTGATAATTGGTATCAACAATATACCATGACTGAGGCTCAAAATAAGGAATGGAGAGAGTGGGGTGTTAAACATATTAAAAAGAAAAAACGTTACTATTCAAAAATAGCTGCACGTGAAATGGCAATGCTTGATTTATATTGTGGACTTAAAATAAGTGATCATGAAAGTAAATAGAGACGATATCAAATATTTTATATATAATGTCAAACGACGCTTCCCTGAAGCAACAGAAGAAGAATTTGCTGATCATCTTGCTAGTTATATCGAACTCAATCCCGATTGTATAGATGTAAACGGTAAAGCACGACGTGGTAGATTTAGTTATCATACAGTAGGTTATGGTGTAATGAGTTTGTTTGGTGAAAAATATAGAATGGGTAGGATAGAAGTATTTGATAGCAAAAATGAATCAGGATATCAAGTACATGAAGGTGATTATTCATTACCATTTGAAGC